TCCTCACCAATGGAAATCGGGGCATATCGAATGCAGGGATAAGCAGACCCGTCCGGTGCAAAGCTCAACATCGCGCCGGTGCCGCCGCAGAAATTAGTGTCATCCTTGGCCTGTCCGCCCAAAAGGTCATCCAGCATCGTAATCGTGACATCCATTCGTCGGGAAATAATGTAGTCAGAGACCGTCTGCATCTGCTCATACAGTGCACGGCCATCTTCGGGAGTGTAGACAGGTTCGTAAGCGTAGTTGCAGGCGATTTCCACGCATCCCTCGTCCAGCATCATTTTGATGCTATCGGCGATGTACCGAAAAGATCCCGGAACAAAGGTCATTTTGGAACTAAGCCACCCAAAATCCTTCTTTCCCGCCTGAAATGCTTTCCATGCCAGCGAAAAGCTGCCAGCTCCATGTTCGTCCACTCTGTACTTGTCGTGCAGTTCTTGAATGCCGTCGATGCTGACGGTCACAGACATCATCTCGTGATATTTTGCAAACAGGTGCTGCGCTGCCGGGGAGAACCACAGCTTGCCATTCGTCGCAAAGCTGATTCTCGTGAACGGCGCAAGCGGAATCTCGCGGCGGTAGCACTCCGCAAACCAGTAATCGCAGATGCGCTCAATCAACTCGGCTTCAAGCAGCGGCTCTCCGCCAATAAAATCCAGCACAACAGCCTGCGTATTCTGGTTTACGAAATCGGACTCATTCTTCTCGTATAGGCCGAGTATATAGTCTACGACCTTTCGCCCGGTCTCGATGCTCATCCGCTCAACGCTCTTGTGGTGCTCATAGCAGTATGAGCACCTGAGATTGCACCCGCTTGTCACCTGAAACGTAATGTTCCGGCAACAGACGCGGTTCTCAGCCGCAGTATCGCGCGCGTACAGCCTTTGGACCATGTTTCCATAGTCTTCAATTCGCCGTTGCTTCAAGGAGAACAACCTCCTCTCGAACAAAATCAAACCTGTACTGTACGCCCGCCGACGTCTGAGGGTCAAGATACCGGGAGAGCACCATTTCCTGTGCCATCTTCAACTTCATCTGCGCCGCACGACACAGTTCCGCATAATGGCGAATCACCTTTGCGGTTTCCGGATTCGCATCCGCGTTAAGCTGACGGCACAAAACCGCCATCAGCGCTTCAAAAGAGCTTGCTTCATAGTAAGCTCGCTCCACTGCTTCGCTTTCCGCCGTGGTCAATTTAATGGCTTTCATATTCTTCTCCTTAGCAAGCATCCATCTTCGGGAGGCGGTCTGCGATCTGACGGTAGCGGTCACGAATCTTATTCATGGTTTTCATGGCGTCGATCAGCTCCCGGAGATTGCCGTTGAAGTCCAGCCGCAGATACTCAGTAAGCACCTGCAAAAGATACCACATCGAAAAAATGTCGGCATCCTCAGTGCAGTTATAGCTTGCCGCGCCTTGAATCGTTTCTGCGCATTTCAGATTTTTTGTCACCGGGTTGCCAGAAAAATTGAATGTGCGCGCCGCCAGCCCGATGGACAGAAGATTCTTCCGTTCATCGGGCGCTTCAACCCCGCACGCCTCCAGCGCAGACAGAACCACCGTAGAGCAGTAAACCACCCAATCATCAAAGTCCGTTGCGTCCAGCGCACAGAGGGTACCCGTGTAACCAAGACACCACAACAACTTGTCCTCATTATTCGGCGTTGCCGCAAGCAGGACGCTCCAATCGTCTGCTTCAATGTTCTCTTTTGCGAGCAGCTTCAGAAGCGGAAGATTCCTGAGATAGGATTCTTCCGTTCCTGCATCTGCATTCTGTGCAAAATGAAGCGTTGTCTCCATTTGGATTTCTCCTTTCATCACGATTTGCTCCACAGGAAGCCAGAGCAGCCACTACAACCACCTCTGCAGGATCCGGAGCAGTCATCTGCGCACGTTGAACTGCACCCCGTGCAAAAGACGTCACAGCCGCTTCTGCATTGAGAGCCACAGCCTCCAGAACAGCCGCCGGAACAATGGTTAGAGCAGTCACTTCCGCAGTTGAATGCACAACCAAGGTTCACACAGCTACCGGAGCAGTCATTCGCACACGTCGAACTGCATTGCTGGATACATTTACTTGAGCAATTATCAGAACAGCTGCTTCCACAGCCGCCCTCACAAGTCGAAGAGCACCCATCACACGAACCAGAGCAGCCGCCCGAACATCCGCCGGAGCAGGAACCAGAACAGTTATTTGCGCAATTCTTCGTGCAGGTTGTGTTACAGCCCCCGGTACAACTTCCCGTGCAACTTCCAGTGCAGCTTCCCGTACAAGAACCAGCACAACTGCCGGCGCAATCATTCGCACACGCCTTTGTGCACGTTCCCGTACACGAGCCCGTGCAAGAACCCGTGCAGGACCCCGTGCAAGTGCTGGAGCAGTTGTTTGCACACGCTCTAGTGCAGGCTCCCGTGCAGGATCCCGTGCACGTTCCCTGGCAGCTCCCCTTGCATCCGCCGGCGCAATCATTGGCGCACGATGCCACGCAAGACCCTGTGCAGCTCCCCGTGCAGGAGCCTGTACAGCTCGTGCAAGCCGTATTGCATCCCGTAGAACACAGGCCAGAGCAGCGACCAGCACACCCGCTTGATGCAGCGGTTTCCGGAATCGCACTCAGCTCACTCAACACCGCCGCCGCCTGACTCAGTTTGCTCGCTGTGATCTGCGCCCCATTTCCGGTCGTGGTCGATGTTCCTTTGATCGCATCCAGCGGCTTTGTAATTTTTTGGATATGTTCGTTTTTGATGTACGCTCCAGCCGTCGGTTGCGTCGAGAAGTCGTATGCAGAGCCGTTATAACTCGCCATACTTCCAACGCTCTGCCCTCGTGCTGTTCCCTCTGTTTTTCCGCGTCTCCCTACCTCGGCCTTGAGCAAGGCCTTGATTTCCGCATAGTCCGAGGGGTAGACTTTTTGCCCCCAGTTAGCCATTAAGCACCTCTCACTCTGACTTTGAGCCGCCGTTGTTCGGTCAGATTGTCACCCTCAACCGCATAACCAACCACTTTGCACGGGTCAATATATTCGCACGGTTTCGCCGCACGACCAACACCCGGAATATGGGAAAGCACAATGCAGTCTCCCGTGCTCACCGGGCCAACGACCTTTGTGTGGACACGTCCGGCAAGCGAAACCGGGATAAAAAGGGGAAGATTCTTTTCCAAAAAATCTTCCCCATCATTGACCTGCTCTCCGCCAATCAGCATCCCGTATTCGTCCGAATGGATTCCGGCAATGCGGCTCGAAAGATTTGTGGCTTTGACATATTTTTCCTGCTGGCTGTTAGTATCCAGTGCAATAATGTCGCCCGGATCTGTCTGTTCACCACGCGGCATGAGCTCGGCATAATCGTTGTAGACCGCTTCAAACACACGTTTTGCATGAATGTCCTCGCTCGCAGTCAACGACTTAAAATGCGCATCTCCCGCAGACCCGACATAGTGCGCTGTGCCATTTGCAAAATAGACCGTTCCCGTAAAGGTTCCGCCGGTGTTTCGCATGGCGCCAAGAGCACGACACGCATCAGCAGCGGTGCCCGCACCAGTGCCGCCGCGTTCAATCGGCAAATTCCCGCTTGTAATGTCGCTCGCCGCATGGCTGTGCTTAGACAGAGCAAATGCGGCCGCATGCTTTCCATCCAGCATATCCGCGTCGCACCCAGACATAAGCCCATACTGAGAAAGCAGGGCCACAATCTGTTTTGCCGTAAAGCTCTCTTTCGGCAATGCTGCATTTGCCGTATTCTTGACCGCCGAAACATCCGAAATGTTCTGATTCAGCAGTACAGACAGAATATAGAACACCATGTTAAACTGTTGACTCGTTGGCTTGCCGTTCAAACCGCCAACGATTGCGGCCCAGCCATTTCGCCAATCGTCAATCGAAATTTCCTGCCGAACGCCTCCAACCGAGAACGCCACCTTGGAATAATCGGTCAGTTCCGCTCCCGAACGTGCATCCGCCATAGAATCACCCCCTGTTAATTGATGGACTGGGCAAACATACCCTCGCCAAATCCCGCAACTCGCGGATTAAGATCCACGAAGCCAAATGTTTCTGCATCCTCAGTTGAGCAGTTGATCCTGACTCTCACGCCCGCCGGATGGACCACCAAGTCATGCGTTCCCAAAATGGACAGAACCAAATCCGAGAACGGCGCGGAAATCGAAAGGTAAATGGTCGCCGGCACATCGCGGCGCTCACTGTATACAACTTCCGTCGCTCCAAAAATAATTTTGGTCGCTTCGATAATCTCATTCGGCGTACAGCGGCACGAATTAACGTAAGCCTTGTACTTCAAGCAGACCCGATAAATATCATCGTTGTCTGCCAGCTCTCGGCTTCCAATCATCGCTCCCGCCTGCTGACGAGTAAGGCATACCAGCTGGCCAATTCGGTTGAGCAAAATGCCGTTGCATTTGTCGATGTTGTTAATCCACTCGAACCCGCCCAGTGCGAGCATCAAATGTTCGTACTCAGGCGCAAAGGCCCAAACGATGCCGTCCAGCACAGACATTTTCTCTACTCTAAGCGGCTTTTCGCTCAGTGCTTCAAATGCCATCGTTTTACCCCCTGTTCGCTGTTCTTTGCAGAATCCATTTTCCCTCAGAATTCTTTCTGTAAATGGTCAACGGACTAATCACTCTCGCCGTACTGCCCATCACGCAGTTGTCAGGAAGATTTTTCAAGTCCTCCAGCGTGTCGCACACATAATCTCCCAAACAGCTTTCCTCATACGATTCAAGCTGAAATTGCGTCGGGAGCTTAGCGTACATCTCCTTATACGCCGAAATCATGTTTTCACCACCCGAATTCCGTTCATCGTGACAACTGGCTGCTGGTTGATGCTGACTGGAACGACACCCGTAAGCATAGCACTGTCTGCCACGCCCTCAATATCCGGGTTCTCGGAAAGAGCTCCCCGAATCTCGATATAATCGACGCCAGATACGCTTTCCATGATAGGCCGGATGAACTTCTGCAACCTAACCGATGTTCCCGCCGAAAGAATTTCTTCCATCAGCAGGGATTTGATTCTCGCTTCAAAATCGTCATCCAGACCGCCAGCACTCGTGACTTTGACCGACAGCAGCAAATAGACATCGTTGACGCGGGTAAACTCAACATACTGGCGCGTTCCGTTTATGTCGGTGGCATAAGCGTAATGGCTTCCATATGCCCTAATTCCACCCGATTTGTTTTCCCAGATGATGCCCGCAACATCTTCATCCGAACCTCCCTGCACAACAATTTCGATGCAATGTGGCGGACGACCAGCCGCATCCTTTTCATCGTTATCATTTTGATAGCCCGAAGCGAACGTCACGCCCTCTACATCGCTGTAAAGCAACGACACAATGGCATTGACCGTTCCTGTACCGCGGCTTGCCACGCGGTTGGTATAGCTGGTGCGAGCCTCAGAGTCTTTCTGGGTCAACCTGCCCTTTATGGGCGGAATTTCATTTATGCAGGAGTCCCAGCCGTCAACAGAAGTCACGATTTGGTTGATGGTCTTATCTGCCTGTACATAGCTTCCGTATTCGACGCTCTCGAAAAGGATATTACTGGTCACGTCAACAACCGTAATGTACCTGCAAAGAGACGCAGAAAAGCTGTCAGCCGCACCAGAAGCCGACAGCACAATCGTATGGTTTCCCTGCTCATCCGTGGAATCTTCAACTTTGATGCCAAACTTGGTGAGTGCATCGAATTTCTGAAGCTCCGTCAGAATTTTTGTGTAAGCATCGCTATACGAGCTCACCGAAAGCTGCTTTGTAATGCTGGCAGACTCGGAATAGCTTCCAACTTCACCCGAAGTCGCATTTCTGGACACGCCAAATTCAAACGTAATCGTTCCGCTCACGCTTTCGATTGGCCGAATCCCGATTCTTCTCCAGTTTGCACTGGAAATTGTGGACACTCCTTTTGCCTGAAACTGGCGCTGTGGATATGTACTCGACTGCACCAGAGCGCCCGCCGGAATCACCGTACCCTCACGCCCGGTACAGGACAGCGTATATTTTGTGCGCGCCTGTCCGATACGGTTGACACCGCCAATCTGCATAGCGTTGTCCAGTGCGATTCCCTCAGCGGTGTTCGGGAAGAGCTGCTGATAGCTGGCCGCAAATGCCTCCCACAATTCCGCCGGGGCATCAGCAAAAATCGTAAAAAGAACATTCATAAGGCTCTGCGGATTCTCGGACGGATTCACACCGATTTCGTCCTCAAATCTTTTGCAGGAGTCATTATAAATTTCGTCCAACCGCCGCATCGAAAAGCCATCAGCTGTTATTCCATACTCCATGAGAAAGCTCCACCTCACTTTCCACCTCTCCCTCCGTCGTTTTTGCGGTAAACTTCGCAGAAAGAGTTCGTTTTTTCTTGTCCATCGCAAGATTTATCGAACCAACGCTTGTAACACCAGACACGCTCAAAATCTGGTCACGCAGCGTTTTTTCGATAAGCGCTTGGTTTGGTGTCTTGACTAAAATCGACTCAAAATAAGGCACACCCATTTCAGGATTAAAGACCCACTCACCTTTAATCCACCTCAATTTGATTTGAATACCCTGCCGAACTGAGTCGATGATCGTAAAATCTCCGCTCTCGTTTATCAGCAGATCTCCGCTTTTGGAAAGCGCAAGGTCTTTCAAAGCCATTACACAGGTCCTCCAGTCGGTCCATGCACACCGACGTGCGTGTGCGTATTCATCACAATTCCGCCGAGCGTTAATGTACCGGAAATCGTCACATTTCCCGTCACCGAGATATTGCCACTCACCTTGGTGTTTCCCTTGATGTTCAAACTCGGAGACGTCACATCAACACTCGAAGATGATGCCGTAACAGTCGTGCTGCCTTTTTCCATCTTTATGGAATCATCTGTTACCGTAATTTTGGTATCATCCTTTTTGATTTCGATTTTGTCTTTCGTGACCGTGATAGTGGAGCTGGGCGCAAACATGATGGCCGCTTCTTCGCTCCCGGCCTTTTTTACCTGCTCTCCCGGCGACTGGTAAAGGCCCGGAAGCAACGCCGCATTCGAGAGATCCCATTTGAGGTCTGTTCCTGACCCGCCCTCGTTGAAGAGCGCAAGGCACCCGTCATCCGATTTCACCGGAAAGGCAAAGCCAACCGTTCCGCCCGCACCGCAGGGCATCAAAATGATAGTTCCCGATATTTCCGGGTAAGGAACTTCTCGGCCATCATCCGTTGTTACCTTGAGGTTCGGGGTGAGCTTCGCGGTATGGTTGTTCTCCACTTTTCCGACCTTGGATGGTGCAGAGGTGTGAATCGAATCTTCCATCAGCCGCCCAACAAGGGAAGATACTGCATCAAGAAAATCCTGTTTCACGTCACTTCACCTCCACAAACAGCGCTACACATTTCCAGTCGTCGCCCTCTGTGTCGCCAGTAAATTTGATTTTGGACGCCCGATAATTGCCCTTGTACGGCTTCGAGTCAACTTTCACATAATCGTCCACTTGGATATGACCATTAAGTGCATAGGTGACTTCGATGCCCTTTTTCGCCTTACGCTTGGAAGCATTACTGCTCTTTTTATCGCTCGTCGATGCAGACTCAAAGACGGGTTTCGGAGAGCCAATGAGGCCCGTGCTTGCGGACAGCACATAAGCGGCCATCGTTATCGGCTCGTCCAATGCGCAGATT